TTATTTCGCTGCCAATATTCCCAAGCCGATGGAAATAGCTATCCATAGATTTCTCTGTCGTGTTTTAATTCTGATTTTGTGTTCCGCCTCTTTCTCGTATTCTTCGTAAAATTTCTTGATTCTCTCTAATGAGGTCGCGGTCTGTTCGTTCGATTCTTTCAACTTCTCGATTAAGGCGTTCGCTGTGTCCAATTGCTCTCTCTGTTCGGTCAATAACTTTTCTTTCTTCTCGTTGTTTTCCAATAACTTCTGTGAGTTCTTTTCCAGTGTCGCCAACTCGCTCTCGTAAATCGTGTACGCTTGTTCTGCCCGTGCATAAGAACCACACGGCAACAAGGAAAGAAGCAACAAACACAAGCATAAAAATATCTTCTTTTTTACCATTCATTTTTCCCTCGTTTAATATTTATCAATCATTCTGTTTATACCACTCCGCTTTACCACGAATGAGGTCTCCACCCGGTACTAATATTTCGTTATTGTTATAATCGGGCAGATAAAGAAGATCCCACCGTATATCAGAATTACCGCTTGTAATACCATAGCCGTCTATCTCTGCAATTTCCGCATGAGTGTAAACATCATCGGCAGTCAGTCCAAGTATTTCTTCTGCTTTAGCGACAAGCATGGACATAGCCTCAATCTGCGCTTCCGTTGGCGGTTCATCCCCTAAATCAATTCCATCAGGATGATCATAATAACAAACTGCGTCTTTACAACAGGCCATTGCGATTCCGATTGACCGGCTGTTTCTTCGCCACGTATGGGCAAGCCTTTCGGTAAAATCATCATGCAACGCGTGATATTCTCCATCACGGGCAATTACGACTGTATAATCGGGTAGATTAACAACAGCACCATCACAGCCGGTCCAGTGCAGATATATTCTATCAATACCGCCTGCTGCCTCTTGTAGCAGTTTTTCAATTTCTTTTAGTGTCATTTCTGTCTCCGTTTAATCAAATCAATCAATCCGTGTACGCTTGATACGCCTGAAGCATCGAGATTTTCGATAATAGAGAGTAATTCCGTTACAGCCAAATAGCCTATAGCAAGTCCCATAAATTCTGCGGATTTCCCGCACGTAACCAGTATTTTGTCAACGGCTCCGCCGCCAATGGCCAGCAAGATATAAACTCCCATTTTCCCCGCAAATTGGGTTTTCATCGCATTTGAGTTAATTATTCCTACTCTGTGTGCCGCCGGTATTCCGCGTACGGCGTCAAGGAACTGTATGTCTTTTTCGCCTTGATTCTGAATATATTCGTAACTTAGGGCAACCCACTTCGTGAACAAATCCAAGAACACAATAAATGTGAATAGAGAAAATAATTGAGCGTGCATTTGCACCACTAAAAAAACTCCCGAAAGCGGAAGTTTAATTTCCCAGTGTGCAATCAATTTTTCAACTGCTTTTTCTGCATAATTCAATAAATTTTGAAAATCCATTATTTCCCCTTTCTCCTACGGTTTCTTTTTTGTTTTTTCACTCGGCGTGTTATACTGTCCTTTTTCTTCTTTTTCTGCTTCCACCATAGCATCAATAATGGCGTTGTGCGGACAATCTTCCCAAGGGCACCGTCCGTCAGTATTTAAAAAGTTTCCACAATATTCACAAAGATCCATTTGATTTCCCTCCTTCAGGCATTTTTAATTTCCGTACTCATGGATGTCATTACGGCTTTGTATTTGGCGTCGATTTTACTGGTATCTGCGCCAAGCATGGCCGCCTTTACGCGTGCCCCGGTCAACGCGTCTATTTGCTTTTGGTATTTTGACTTGATTTCTGCGATTGCCATCTTTTTCTTTTCTGTTTCTGACGGTTCCGGCGGGACGTATGGTGTCGGTTTTCCATCTGCACCTCTGATATACTCACCACTTACGTATTTTACATAGTCCTCAGCACTGATAACCTCTATAATCTCTGCCGCAGTAAAAACTTCTTTATACTCTTCAATAAGTGCATCTATTTTGTCTTTATTTTTATCTTTTGCAGGGTCAAAATCACATATAGAAGACCCTACTCTTTTCCCGGATGCATCAAATCCGGATATATAATAATCTACATTTGTACCTTTCATCTTTATTCTCCTATACTAAAATAATCTCCATAAAGGAGGTTTTTATTATGCGTAAACCTAACGGATACGGAACAATCAAAAAATTATCCGGAAATCGGAGGCGGCCATTTGTGTTTCTTATCAGTGACCACGGAAAACAAAAACCGATTGAATATTTTACATGTCAAATTGAAGCAGAAATTTTTCAAGCCGACTACAACAAGATCCATAACCATCACTCTCTCCCCGGACATCAAATCACATTAGAAGAACTGTACCATCGGTGGCTGCCAGCACACACGGCGGATACCGCGCCATCAAAATCAACACTGTGCAGCTATGAAAATTCATTTAAGCATCTCTCATCCCTGCACAAGGAACCATTTGCCAGTCTGAAATACATGGACTATCAAAGAATCATAGATGACATGAGAATAAGCAGACTGTCGTACAGCTCGCTTAAAAAAGTGCGATCACTTATTTCATTACTATCTCAGTATGCCAGCAAAATCGAGCTTACCAACAAGAATTATGCCCCGTTATTATCCATTGGAAAGAATCGACAGGTACGACCGCACAAGCCGTTTAGCCGGCAGAAGATTAACCGTTTATGGAAGAACATCAGCGATGCCAATGTTGACACGATTTTGATACTACTCTATACAGGTATGAGAATCGGAGAATTGCTGCATCTGCATAAGTCAAACATCAATATCAGGCAACGTTTTATCCGGATCACAAAAAGCAAAACCGCTTCCGGCATCCGGGTTATTCCCATCCATCCCCGAATACTCCCATTGATTATTGCCAGGATGGATTCTCCCGGCGTCACTCTTCTAAGTGACACCAACGGAAAACCATATGACTATAGTCGTTATTGCAACACGTGGCATGCGGTCATGCGGCTCATCAACGCTACCGGCCACACGACACACGATTGCCGGCACACCGTAACAACACTGCTCGACAATGCAGGTGCCAATGAAACAGCTAAGCGACGCATCTTAGGGCATGCTGGCGGCGATGTCACCGAGCGCGTCTATACGCACAAAAGTATCAGGCAGCTCAGGAAGTGCATTGAGCTATTAAGATAA